ATAACATTGCACAAGGCAATCAGGCATTATATAGCAATACTACAGGTAGTTATAACATTGCACAAGGCAGTCAGGCATTATATTGCAATACTGAAGGTTATAATAACATTGCACAAGGCTATCAAGCATTATATAGCAATACTACAGGTAGTAATAACATTGCTATTGGTCAATGTAGTGGTTATCAAAGTAATGGTAGTGGAAATGTTTATCTTGGTACATATGCTGGTTCTGGAAACACTAATTCAAATAGATTATATATTGCAAATTCACCAAATTGTACATTAATTTATGGAGACTTCTCTGGAAAGACAGTAATAATTGATAGCATTTTATGTTCAACTGGCGATGTGTGTGCAACGACTTCATTATATGCTCCTAATACATACACCAGTGCTGTGGTTGGTAGTATGACATATGGTTTAAGTATAAGTATCCAAAATGTTGTAGGCTCAACAATTCCACTTCTTATTGAAGGTCAACTAACAACTGCTCCTACTGGTGCTGTTGGCGGGCTCGTGTCTCTTCGTGGGGGGTGTAGCACCTCAACTTCTGGCAGTGCTATTGGTGGTGCTACATATGTTATTGCTGGTGATGCGTGTAACGATGGAAATTTATGTCTGAGTCAGGGTGGTACATTATATCTTTGTGGTGGATGTGCTTGTTCTCCACTTGGTAATAATGCTAATGGTGGACACGTTTGTATCGTAGGAGGAAGGGGTATTGGAACATGCGGAACTGTTTCCATATTTTCAGGTTCTGCATTGAAGCTAAATACGCTTGATAATGGTGTGTGTATAACTGGCTGTGGCTTTGCCACTGACTTTATTTCATCATCAGACTGTAGATTAAAGATGAACATTACACCAATTTCAAATGCATTGTCAATGGTAATGGAATTGCAAGGCGTTTGTTATCATATGTGTGATGATTGTTACTGCGAAAGTAGGATTGGTTTAATTGCACAAGATGTTAATCTAATTTTACCTGAGATAGTATCACATACTATCCCAACAGAAGACGATGCTAAATATGGAATTACTGATGATAAATTAGGATTAAAATATGATAAACTAACTGCTGTGTTAATTGAAGCCATTAAAGAACAGCAGGTTCAAATTAATAATCTTAGTACTGAATTAAATAGTATGAAACTTAATAACACGTAATCATGTCAGAGTATCAATTACGGATAAAAGTGACTCATATCGTCTTAAAATGGCTTATTCAGGTACTTTTTCATTGAGCCAAGATAGTTTTTCACCGAACTTGCCATCAATATCATGTGCATCATATAATTCGTCAAAATCTTGCTCTTGTATGTATGCTCGTTTCATTTTTGTTTCACCATACATAAGATAATCCATCATTTCGATAATGGTATCGAAAAATATATACATTCCCTGTTTATAAATATACGTGAAGCTTTCTTTCCAATCCTCATGTTCTAATTCATAAGAATAATTGAATAAAACACCAATTATTTTCTTTTCTTTGCTATTGGTATATTCTTCTTCATGTGCTGTCTTAATACGTGTTTTCATATGTACATTGTATGTTTTAGGCTTTCAGGTTGCCAATCATCTGGTAAACTTCAAGCATGTGCTTTTCAGCTTTCCTTAATTTTTTTTTGAGTTTTTTGTTTTGTTTGATTACTGGATGTTCCAAGAGGTAATCTTGTAACATACTTACGGTAATGTAAGTCCTATCAAGTGCTTCATGATAGTCAATTTTGTAGAGTTTCTGTTTTTTTGACATGGCTTTAATGTTTAAGTTGTTTTACTTTCTTCATTTTTATTAAAAGTCTTACTACGGTCTTGTCGGGGTTAAACATAAATAGATGTGTTTCTCCTAATCTTGTAAATCCACATCTATCTGCAACAGCAAATAATTTATATTCATTATATTCGATATCATCTTTATTGTGTAGGTCTTTTAGAGAGTAATATTGGTACGCAGGTGTTTTTGTCTTTTCCATATTGCCTTCATCATCAATTTCTTTAAAGACCTCCAATGCTCTGTGATGATTGAGATAATAATCGTTGTCAATTACATTATTCTGAATTGGTTTGGTTAAAACAATCATTGCCACCTTATCGCCAAAGAAATCTCTGTACATTGTCTCGATAAATTCTTCTGTAATTCCTTGTTTGCGATAATCTGCACGTAGTACAAAGTTATGTATCAAAACGACTTTATCGTAATCATCAAAACTGAATTTATTGTTGGCTATTACATTCTGTAGTTCTATATATGTGTCTTCATCGGCATAATCTTTCAGTAACTTTCTTAAATCGACTTCAAGCATTCTACCTAATTTAAGATTCCAAATCGAAAAGGCATATTCACCTACAAGGAGAGGCAATAATTTTTCTCTAATTCGTAATTGTGAGATACTGCCTTCATATTCTGTTATAATATTTTCATTCGTGGTTATTAAGTCATAATTCTTGCGATAACAACGTATTTTAAACGCAAGTTTATTCCATAATATGATATTTTCATTTGTCATTGTTCGTAGTTTAAAGCAATTCGTGTGATTTATCCATTCGTTTCAAGAGATTTACAAAATATTCCCGTATTTCGTCCCTGTGAATGTAATCTTTAGGCTCAAAATTTTCATGAATCCATTCAGTCCAGTATAGTTGTACATTGCACCTATACAAATCATTAATGAAATCATTAATTGTAAATGGCAGTCCCATCATGTACTTGGAAGTACTCTTAGGATAAGCTACTGTGTAGTGCGTGGCATAAAATTCGAGAACAATGTTTTCATCATTCGTAAATTTATACCAACTCCCCATACTCTTACCACGCCATCCGTCAAACAGTACAACTGTCTGTACATTGTCTATTTGATATAATATGTTCATATCAAATGGTTGGTTGAGAAAGTCTCGAAACTTCTCACTTCCGTGTAACATAATATATGGCACTACTTTTATCATCCTACTTTTTTAAATACTCCTATCGCAATAACCATTATTTCGTCAGGCATTAATTTTTTGTTCTTATATTCGCTTTCAATTATTGAATTTGCAATATTGTCGGTGAACAACTCCCCTACATTCATCCAGTTTCTGTCCTTAATTTCGAACAACTCCTGTTCATTGTCATTGTTGATGAATTTAACTGCTATTCTCGGATTTTCTTTCGTATATCTTGCCATAATTATTTCGGTATTTTTATGCTGTATTTGTCGAACAGATAGAGAAGTGCTTCCGCATTTCCCTTGGCATCATCAACAGGATTATGTGTGTGTTTGGTCTTTCTATGCTGTTTCCACTTGTAATACAAGTCATGTTCAGCACCGCAAAACATATCCCCTATTCTACGTGAAGACCAACCAAATGGATTTGAGCCGTTATGATATACGTGAAAGTAATAATTTATCCACGAGGCATCATATCCATTATTATCCGATACCAGTACTGGCTTACCTACACTGTTTCGCATTAGCCATTCAGCAAAGTCCCACATGACATCTTCGGGGTCATCAAACGTCAGGTGTTTTTCACGACTAAAGCCACTTACTGCAAGTGCTTCGGGAACAAACAGGTCGGAGATTGGACTTACTTTACCGTAAAAGGTAGTGTCGAGTTCAGGTGTTACTTTAACAACACCAAAGCAAACCATACTATGCTTTCCAATTATCTGTCCATCAGATTCTACATCAACTACAAAGAGGCTCATATTAAAATTCGTTTTCTTCGATACATTTAGCCATCATTTCTTTTGTCCAGAGGTGCTTAACTGGAAAATCTTTCTTTACTGAGAATGTTACTCCCATGTACTTCCTATTGAAATGATTCATTGTTTCATCAACAAATTTTCGCAAATCACCTTCTTTTTCATCAGGACTGACATAAAATTCATACCCTAATACTGGTGAACCACCTGCTCTGACATCAACAGGGTCATTGTAATCACAAGCAATGTCAATAAAAATTGCATCACATACTTCAATTGTCTTCGTCTGCATAAGTTTTATTATTTAAGATTGTTATTATTTTTTGCTTTATTCCATTTTGTTTAATTCCTTCATTGGCACGTGGAGTACGTACAAAACGACCCTCTGGCATCCACGGAGTTAGGTCTAAGTCGTCAACTGCTACATAATTCTGTACATTGTGTGTTTCAACATACTTCATAATCTCATATGCACGACATTGTTCAAGCTGTTGTAGACTTTTGAACTCTACTCCCCATGAACTCGGAGTATAGTCTGTAAGTACTGCTTTAACACCATTCCATTTAAATATCTCGTTCATTTCTTTGAGGTCATAGTGTAACTTCCAATCTGATGACAATATAATAGTGATTGGAAAATCAACAGCAGTCAGTATTTCATTAAATACTTTAACACATTTTTCATCAAACCTGTAACAATCGTAGGCGGGATGCCATTTCTTCTTGTTACTGTAGTATTGTGTGGTTGTGGCTAATACGCCATCGAGGTCGAGCATCAAATGAGGTCTAATATCAACTGTTTTCATATCTCCAGTAGTGGTTTTTAAACATTTTATCTTTAAATTTGGTTAAGTAAGTTTATTGTTTTACCACCAAGGGTATCCCTCGGTCATTAATTCAGTGATTTCACTAAATGTCGGTGCTTGTGGCTTTGTTGGCTCGTATCGATAAAGGTACTCAAAGGCTTCAATATTTGATGTGAACAGAAGTCTTGAATCGAGTACAATATCTGATGATGCATCAAAAATGTTTTCTACATTTACTGTTAAATACTTAACTCCTTTAATGATTTGCTCACCCAAATACTTAAACCTGATTGTTTTCTCAATCGTGTCTAACTTAGGACTTAAGAGATACAACGGTGTATGTTCTTCGGCAACTTCTGTTTTTTCATCGAAATTAGTCCATTCGAATGTGTTAAACTTATCAAATCCTCTTCTATTATCCATTGCTTTTATCGTTAGTTATAGCCTTCTATACGTATATGAACGTAAAAAGGTTACAGTTCTTTAGAGTATTTCGAAAATATCTTTTATTGCCTGTTTAAATGTCGCTTTAGGCATAGCACCCATCATCATTTGTGGCTGACTGTTAATTGGAATGTATAATATAGATGGTATACTCTGTACACCAAACATTCCTGCAAGTTCCTGTTCTACCTGTGTATCTATCTTGTAGAAGTCCACTGTAGGATATTCTGTACTTAATTCTTCCAAAATAGGGGCAACCATTTTGCAAGGTCCACACCAATCGGCATAGAAATCAATGATTGTGGGTTTTGTACCTTTGAATAGCCATTCACCACCGTTGGTGTAGTCAAATACTTTTTCTTTAAATGTTTCTGCTGTTAAATTTTCCATGTTACCTTAATTTAATTGTTTATTGTTATTTATTGTTATTTAAAAATTTTGTTTATCCCAATCAACCATAACTCCATCTGGTGTTATGACCATTTTAATGTTAGCGTATGCCACATCTGTTTCAGGCTCAACATAAAGATTAATTTGACCAGTATTGGTTTTTTCGTCTATGTCGAATTTAATATGGGCATTTCTACCTTCAATTTCATCTGAAATTTCTTTAGCTGATTCGAAATTCTCTCTCATTAATGCAAAAGCATACATCATTGGAAGTTCATCCAACGTCAATTCGGTTACTTCAAAATCAACGTAATCACTAACATCAATAATTTCGACACTATCATCAGCGATTTCAATACCAAGTGCTTTCGACATTTTTTTAATCAGGTATGCCCTGAAACTCTTTTCCCAATCAACCATTGTTTATGTTGTTTAATTTTTGCCAAATAGCAGTACAATATCCGATTTGAAATTTGCAATCAGCAATTGGGTCATGTAATATGCCCACAGAGGGGAAATTAGCCTTAACTTCTGGTGCAAATGCCACAAGTGTACGAACATCCATTTCATTTCTGAAATTCCAAGGAATGGGATAATTACAAGCTGTGTAGGCATCTTGAAGAATACCACAATCAAACCTGACACTGTTGCCCCATATCTTCACTTCTTTTGCACCTAATAGTTCTAAGAACAATAGAAATGCGTACAATGCATCCTCAATTTTTGAGCCTTGACCTTCTGCGACCATTCTACGTGCTGCTTCATTCTGCATAAGCCACCATTGTAGGGTATCGGCATTAATTTTTAAACCTTTATCAAGGCACGACTTCAAGTCTATTTTTCGGTAGAACTCTCTACCAAGTTCGCCTGTGTTGATGTCAAATTCAACAGCACCAATAGAAACAATGACAGAATTACTTCCGTTACCCATTGTTTCAAGGTCGAGCATTACGTGTCCCAATTGCTTGGGTTCTTCAAACTTTACTTCGTTCATAATTATTTAAGATTAGGTGTATGTATTTCATCAAGTTCCTTCCACAACTGTGCAAGAACGTCTTGGTCTAATTCGTCTTTGTACCATGCTAAAGCCATTTGAAATATTGGCTTACGATAAGCATATTCTGCAACATACTTAGGGTACATTGAGCTACCAGCTTCTTTACTGAACGCTGCGTTTGAACCCATGTCGTACATCTTATCCAAGATAGCAATATAATCCTGAACAGTCTTGCCCATTGTAAGCAAGTGCTTCATTAAACGGTTTTCTGCAGGTACATCAGTTAACGCCAATGCAATTGCTGCAACACGTTTTCCACAGATATGTGCAATGTTGTTGAAACTTTGCTTTGCATCTTCCATGAGGTCATGCACAATAGCACCAAGAATGCTTAATTGTCTGTCTTCGACCTTTTTGAAAACATTCTGGTATTTAATAGCCATTCTCATAACCATAAGAATGTGAACAAAATAGTTTTCCCTTTTGTCACCATAAACGCAATTTGCGTCATCGTAGCACTTTTGTGCATACTCAGTTGTTTTAGTTATTAAATCTTTCATGTCTCTTTATACGTAAATTGTTGTGAAAAGGTTACAAAAGTACTGATAATAAATGATATCAACAAGTATTTTATTTTTTTTATTGCTATGTTAAAATATTTGTGTACTTTTGTAACCTTTTCCACCTTACATACGTATAGATAGGCATGATAACACCAGAAATAGACAAATACACGAACATTATTTTCTTAGATATTGATGGCGTATTGAACTGCCAGACATTTTATGAGGAAAGATATAAGCATTTACAACAGCCAGACGTACCTTTATATAAGTCGGTTAAGAAGGTAATGAAAAAGCAGGTCAAATCGAAAGAAATCGAAAAACTTGATTACTATAAAGGAGAAATGTGTCAAATGCGTATGGGTTGGCTAAACGAACTATGTGCTGAAACCAATAGTGCTGTTGTGCTCAGTGCTTCAATGAGGGCATCATACAATGTTGAGGAACTACAAGAAATCTTTAACTACTGTGGTGCTACCTTTACCATTATTGATAAAACTGGACATACTGACAGTAGAATTAGGGGTGTAGAAATAAAGAAATGGATTGATGATAATGTCATGTCGTGGTTTGGCGTATATGGACATGATTTCTATCGATATGCTATCATTGATGATGATTCTGATATGCTTTTATGGCAACAGTTCAACTTCTTTCAGACTGACAACTATTCAGGTCTAACACCTTCAACATGCTATAGAATTAAAAGACTTTTCACACATAAAACATTTTAACAATGGATATTAAAGAATTAAAGCAAATAATTAAAGACTTGCCTGATGATATGTTAGTAGGGGGGTCGGGACATTACGGTGAGTTTCTTGATTGCTATGAAATTCGAAAAGGCATTGTTTATATGAACAATACCACCATGTATAAAAAAAGTGTTGGCAATAAAGTGGGCATTCTCTTAATATCATTAGAGCACGCAGGTGATGAACCAAGTTAATTTTTTAAATAAAAACATATGAAATTCCTAATCCAAAGAACAAACGGTGAAATCAGGCATGACTTCGCATTTACATTACTTGAAAATCTGAGGTTTCGCAAGTGGCTTAATCGCAGAGAGAAAAAAAATGAATACATTGTTAAGTTCGTTGACTACGATGATGAAGTCCCTGAACCTGATGATATCTACCCCATGCCATTTAAACCCTTTCATAAGGACTATGTACCAGTTGGAAGTGTCGAGTTCGTTACGGACTTCCTAAATCATTTCTATGGCATAGTGCCGAAGCCTGTTAATGTACCTCCAGAGTTGGCATTACGTGGCTTTACACAAAGGCATTTAATTAATGGTGATGAAAAGGTTGCTGAAAACCTAAATGGCAAATGGTTTGTTAAAAGCAATGATAAAATAAAAGGATATAAAGAAGTGCATGACTTTGATGTAAATCACTATACTGCTTCTTTACCAAAGGGCAATTACCAATACTCTAAATATGTTAATGGGATTGAAAGTGAGTGGAGAGCATTTGTGTATGATAAAAAGTTAGTTGGGTTGCAAAACTACAGTGGTGAGTTTACTGTCTTTCCAAATGTTGAAAAGATTATGCTTATGATAGCAGCCTATAAGTCAGCACCAATAGCATATACTCTTGATGTTGGTGTTTGTAGTGAGTATGACCTGACATTCGTAATCGAGGTTCACAAATTTCACAGTTGTGGTCTCTATGGATTCAATAGCATCAAATATTCTACGATGTTATATCGTGCGTTCAAAGAATATTTACAAAACTGTAACCTTTTAACGACTTAATACGTATAATTATGATAAAGTGGGGAAAAGTCATAAAATCACTGATTAAAACACAAACAATAATAACCGATAGTAGTATGAGCACAATAACAATTAATGGTGTAAGTTATCAGGGTGGAAACTCGATAGTTGCAATAGGAAACAAGGTGATGATTGACGGTAAAGACGTTACTCCTGATGCCAAAATTATTAACATTACTGTTGATGGAGACGTTGATAGTGTTTCGGCTGAGTATTGCCAGAAAATAATTGTTAATGGTAATGCTAAGACAGTAACCTCACAATCGGGTGACATTGAATGCAAAGATATTACTGGTAGCGTTAAAACTATGAGTGGTGACGTTGAAGCAGGTAACGTAGGCGGTGACATTTCTACTATGAGTGGTGATGTTAAATGTGGAACAGTTGCAGGTAGTGTACGTACAACAACAGGTAATATTAAAAACGCAAAATAATTATGACAGTCTTACAAATTTTTAACAAAATAGCCAACGAATCGAGCACCAATGTAAAAATGGCGATTCTTGAAGAAAACAAAGACAACGAGTTGTTGAAAGAAGTACTCTATCTTGCCAATTCGAGGCGAGTTAAATTCCATATTAAACAAATTCCCGATTATGATAGAAACGACTACTATATGGGTGTAAACTTGTCTGGTATTGCGCTAAAATCTGCAATCGATAAATTGTCGTTGTTGAGCGAAAGAAAAGTTACTGGTGGTGCTGCTATTCAGCATTTGAAAACAATTCTTGAAGAAATTGATGAAGAATCAGCAATAATTATTGAGCGTATCATTGAAAAGGATTGTAAAATCGGTCTTGGAACACGAATGATTAACAAGGTCTTCCCTGACCTGATTGAGAAAACTGGCTACATGGGATGTAAACCATACTCCAAAGAACTAATTACGAAGTTGCTTTCAAAAGGTGCTGCTTTTAGTCAGGAGAAAATGGATGGTAGATTCCTTAATGCAGTTATTCAGGGTCACGAAGTTACTCCCGAATCACGACAAGGTGAGCCAACTATTTTGGATAATGCATTCTTTCTCAGCGAATTAGCGTTGTTGGATGATTGTGTACTGAATGGGGAATTGACGATGAATGATAAAGAAGTAAATGTTCATCTAAATATAGGTGAAACAATTGAAATTGATGGAATTATTCATTCAATTTCAGATATTTTAGAAAAGTTTTCACCATTAGTCAAATAATTAGTAATACTTAAGTATTTATAACTAAAGAATAGTTATATGTATGTTACTTATTTAACGGTTTACAGTGGTGAAAAACTTCCACCATATTATATTGGGTCAACCACTCAAGAAAAAATAGCAAATGGATATTGTGGGTCAGTAGTATCAAAACGATTCAGTGAAACATTTAAAACAGAGCAAAAAGAAAATGGGAATTTATTCAACGTAGTAATACTCTCAGAGCATAATAGCAGAAATGAGGCTCTTGAAATGGAATTGTTTTTACATAGATTTTTTGATGTTGTTCGGTCTAAATTCTTTTTTAATGAATCGTATGCATGTATTGATGGATGTTTTGGAAGAAATGTTGCGGGAGTAAATAATCCGATGTTTGGAAAAAAACAAACAGAGAATACTAAGGAATTAATTTCAAACAAACGTGGTCACAATAAAAGATATGATGCTACTGATAAACATAGAAAAATTACTAGTGAAACACATAAAGGTAAAATTGTTAGTGATGAAACAAGAAAAAAATTATCTGAGGCAAAAATAGGAAAATATTTGGGTGAAAATGGTTCATTTTATGGTAGGAAACATAGTGATGATACAAAGAAAAAAATATCCGAAAAAAATACTGGGCGTAAAATGTCTCAGGAGACAAAAGACAAACTATCTGAAATAGGAAAAAATAAAACACTGAGTGAAGAAACAAGGCAAAAAATTTCAAACAGTAAAATTGGAATTAAAAGAACGTTTTCAGAAGAATGGCGTAAGAACATATCAAAAGCAAATAAAGGAAGAATCGTTAGTGAAGAAACAAGAAAAAAATTAAATAAACCAAGAAATTCTCCAAAATCAATTTGTCCATATTGTGGATTTTGCGGTGGTGGGGGTAACATGAAAAGATATCATTTCGAGAATTGTAAACATAAAACATAAATAACATGAATAGTAATTCAATAAAAAGAATTGTAAAAAATAACGATGGTAGTATTAAATTAATAATATCAGAACCAATTTCACGTTATGAATCGAATGGTATTATTGCTTCATTAATCAGCATTGCCAATAAGAAGAATAATGGTGAAGATGTGTCTAAAGATATAGCCAAACTCGGAAGTAAACACCTGCCATATGAGGAAGCGTTAGATTTAATTCGTTTCACTGCATGGGATATGCTTACAGTTGATGAATACTTCACAAGGAAATGTAAACGACCATATAAAGATAGGTTATTTCAATTAAAAGCTACTTTACAGGGTTTCAAGTCATTATTTATTGTTGAAACAAGAACAGTATCAACCATTGAAGAAGTGATGGAGCATTTTGAAGATGTGATAAGACGTAATGGCGAAGGTACTGTTGTTAAATCAATGGATGGTGTTTGGGTAGACAGTAAACCGTCTTACCAAATTAAGGTCAAGAAAGAAATCAATCTGGACTTGCGTATTGTCGGTTTTAATTATGGAACTGGAAAGAATGCCAACTTGATATCATCGCTTAATGTCGAATCCGAAGGCGGTCTTTTAAGAACTTCACCAACAGGTATCAACGAAGATGAAATGCAGTATATTACTGATAATCAGGATAAACTCATGGGTAAGATTCTCGAAATCAAATGTTCGGGCATATCACAAGATAGCAAGGGTAACTATTCAGTTTTGCACCCTGTGTACAAGCTCATTAGGACTGACAAGACTACTGCAAACACACTGGAAGAATGTATCGAAATTAATAACTCTTCATCATTATTGTAAGCTATGGAAGACAACGAAACTGTGGTTGAGCCACAAGTAAAGGATAATTTTACACGTGCCGAAGTACGAGAAGCGATTAAAAACTTCTGGTTCTACTGGTACAACGCTGTAGGTGGAACAAATACTGAACAAGCACTTGACAAATGGATGACTAAAAATTTGTAATTATGAAAGCAACAACACTGAGAAATAAAACAACTGGCAAGTATCTTCATTTCACGCTTAACCAATTTGACGGTGTAATAATGGTTGAAAGAAACTTACCTGAAATATTACAAGCAGATGTAACGTTAGAAGGTTTACTTGACCATTATGCAATGGCATTTCCATGCCTTGATACCAGTGAGTTTGAAGTGGTTGAACTTGACATAATTGAGTCTGGTGTACTTGGTGCAGACATTCGCAATAAGCTAACTCCATTCAAAAACCTAATTGCTTTGGTTGGAGTTTATCTTCTGGAAAAAAGCTCAGGTAAAAAAATATTAATGAAAGGTCTCCTTGAACGAGACATGAAACAAGCACGTATCTCATTGGAATATTTAACAAAACTTCTTTAACATGAAATCATTTTACTTAGCAAATTGCACCGAATACGAAGCGGGTTGGGGTCAAAGACCTGATGGCTTTATGATTGCTTTTACTTTGGAGGCAATAACAGCACAAATCTTAATTGAGAATCAGCGTGGTTCACCTAATTATTACTGGCGACACGATGAACCACAAGAAGTTTTTTGCGATGATGAAATCTATGAAGGCTTAGTTAAAGACATGGGAGAAAAAAGTTTTATAAACTATAGCGATAAAAAGAAAAAAGAACTACATTTGTACAAAAAATTATAGACATGCTTAAATTCACAGAAATCGGACAACTCCGAAACGTAATTAGGGAAGTCAGGACAAACCATGACTACCAAGGCAGCGATGCCGAAGACAATCCAATTTATGAACATTCATCACCATATCCTAAACTAACCTTTAGAGGTACTGTTAAGATGCATGGTACGAACTCAGGTATTAAGAAAGAATATGTTGGCGAATATGAAGTCAAATATACCTTTCAATCAAGGGAACGTGAACTTGAACTCAATTTTGATAATGCAGGTTTCATGAATGCCATGCTCAATAAGGATTTTGAGAAGTTATTCGATGATATCAAATTTAACAATACCTGTGTAATCTACGGTGAATGGTGTGGTGGTACTATCCAAAAGACAGTGGCACTTAATCAACTCGAAAAGATGTTTGTTATCTTTGCAATTCGCATTGATGGTGAATATAAGAATCTTGAAGATTATAAACACATCAAGAATGAAGCACAGAGGATTTACAACATTCTCGATTTCCCTACAGTATATGTTGACATCGACTTCAATGTTCCTGAACTTGCACAAAACAAAATCATCGAATTAACACTTGCTGTTGAAGATGAATGCCCTGTTGCAAAACAATTGGGAGCAACTGGTATTGGTGAGGGTATTGTATTTGAATCACACTACAATGGACATAGGTATATCTTTAAGTCAAAGGGTGTTAAGCATCAGAACTCAAAGGTAAAGACCTTGAAGCCAGTTGATGATGAAAAGGTCGGTAAGTGCATGGAAGTAGCTGAACAAATAACTCCTACATGGAGACTTGAACAGATGCTCGAAGCAGCTTGCGATACAATGAACGGTGGAGTAATTGACAGGAAGCACATGGGTAACTATATGAAGCTTGTTATTGCTGACATTCAGAAAGAAGATTCTGATGTTATTGCCGAAGCAGGTCTTGAATTGAAAGACGTTGCCAAGTATGTGTCAGAAATTGCAAAAGCATATTTCTTTGAACAGGAAAAACTTTCGCTATGATAACAGTTGTCATATATCAAGCAAATCACCAGTTACGAATAAAGTGGAATAAATTTGCTAAAGATAAGCAATATGCGTTTGCGCAGTGCAATCTTTATTGCGTGTACTTCATGGGCATTCTTATTTACAAACGTGTCACACCAGTTAACTCATTCTAATGGATAATTTCGACAAAGCAATGTCAACATTGCAAAAGGATATTAACAGGTTAAAAAAGACTTGCAGAAATTTCGAACTTTCTAATAATCTTAGGAAGTATCAAATAAAGCAATTTCACCTATTCACGAAGAAACTACTTGACGAAGGTAGAATCACTGAATCAGAACTTGCACCGTTCATAATCAAAAAGAAAGAAGCTAAAACAATTCTTAATTAAAAATGGAAACAACGGTATATCAGAGAATCCAAAAAGCTAACATAGCCATATTCGAAGGACAAATCATGAAAAGTAGATATCCCATACTGCCAGAGCAAACGTTATATGTTTCTGGTTGGGGTAACTTATTTGAATATGAAGTTGATACTTGGGATGAAGAAAAAGGAATACTAACAATTAAGAGGAAAGCAACATGAAACTGTTAAGATTTATTAGTGCTAAATTAGGATATTGGTATTACGGAATAATTCTACGTTTCAAATACAATATGAAACCGAATAAAACAGGTACTTATGACTTGGAGTCACAACCTGCAACACCAAACGCACACATAATGAAGTGCGAAGATTTACGCTCGATGCCACCAACACCAAATGCATTCATGTTTAAAGACAAATAAGATGAAAAAGAAAATTGATAAAGATGCGTTAGGACAACGCATGAAAGAATTTTATGAAGACAGAACAAGGTATAAACTCCCACGTAGGACTTATACAATCATACGTATAGACGGTAAAGCCTTCCACATGTACACACAAGGCTTGACACGACCTTTCGATGCAGGGTTGATAGAAGACATGGATGAAACAGCTTGTTTCCTCTGTAAGAACATACAGGGTGCTAAATTCGGCTTTGTTCAGTCAGATGAAATCTCAATTGTAATGACCGACTTTGATAAGGTAGGTACTGATGCTTGGTTTGACGGAAACGTTCAAAAGATTGCAAGTATTGCTGCTTCACTGGCAACTGCTAAGTTCAATGAATTGAGATATCAGAGAAATGCTCTTGTTGGTGGAACAGAAGACCACGAATATGTTGATTTTTCTGATTGTAAACTTGCTATGTTCGATGCACGTGTATTCACGATTCCATTTTACGATGAAGTCATAAACTACATGATTTGGAGACAGCAAGATACCGTAAGAAACTCTATTTCAAGTGTTGCTCAGTTTCACTACAGCCACAATGAATTGAAATTCAAGAGTACTGCCGACATGCAAGAAATGATTCACGAAAAAGGTGACAACTGGAATGACTATGCTCCTAAACTTAAACGTGGTAGGTTCATCTTCAAACAGGAAGTTCATTTAGATACGCCATTTGTTGACATAGCAACTGCACAACATTCTTATGTGAGAAATATTTGGGTAAGTGAAGAATGTCCCACATTCAGTCAGCAAAGAGAGTTCTTAATGCCTTATCTAATGCCAAACGAGAAATAATGCTTGAAGTACGAAATTCAGAAGTTCACGGCAGAGGCGTATTCGCAACTAAACGCATACCAATTGGTTATGAGTTTAGTTGCGATGTTATCTTAATTAGAAAGAAGTATGACCTTCCCGAATCGCTTCACGTATACACATTTCCTTGGGATAGTGAGAATTTTTCAATCTGTCTTGGTTTTGCATCTTTTTTGAATCATAATAGAAATCCTAATATGAAGATAAATCGAATTGATAAAGAAAATTTGAAAAAATATTTCATAACATTAAATGTTATTGAAGAAGGTGATGAATTATTTCTTCGATACAATAAGAACATTAAAGAATTTTGCGATGTTTAAAGTAGTAATAGCAGGCGGTAGAGATTTTAACGATTACGAGTTACTTCGTAAGTGCTGTGATATTGCCCTTAGTACTATAACTGATGAAATTGAAGTCGTTAGCGGAACTGCTGGTGGTGCTGATAAGTTAGGTGAAAGATATGCTGCTGAAAAGGGATATCATATAAGACGCTTTCCTGCTGATTGGGGAACTTATAAGAAGCGTGCTGGCTACATTAGGAATGATGAAATGGCACAGTATGGTGATGCTCTTATCGCATTTTGGGATGGATTCAGCAAGGGAACTGGTCACATGATTGACTTAGCCAATGAATATAATATTAAGGTAAGAATAATAAAATACTAATTTTGTAACCTTTTTACAAGACATTACGTATAACTAACAAAACAAAACAAAACATGAGAAAAGCAACATCAGATTACACAATCATCGTAATTGACGATAAATTTGTTGGATTTGCACTTGGACATGACTATTGTGCCGAACATGAATGGGGTATCAAAGGCATTAAAGAAATGTGCGCTATGCCAGAGGGTTCAAAGAAAAACATGGGCATTATCAGCCGTACCATTACTAAATGTCCACCACTTATTTTCAAAGAAGAATTTAAGGTTGAAAAGAAAAAGACTACACATGGCGCAATCTTATTCACTGGCAAAGACTATCGTACTCAGGAAGAAAACGAAAAGTATGTACCACGTGATTTCGAAAAGTACATGGAAAATATTAAGTGGAATATTGAATGGGATAAAGAGCACCCAAGTACTTATCGTGAGCCTAAAGACCCTATTATAACTGCATGGAGCGAAGATGGGTTTGGTATTGCCGTTGTTGGTGAGAGTGAAGTTGAATACCTGAAAGAACTCCACAAGGCATTCAACAACAAGAATGTAACCATTGCTATGACCAGTTTAGGTGCGTTTGGTGGTTCATCGTTGTGCCTGTTAATTACTGACCGTGTACCTGCTGAAACAGCACAACAGATGTATGATGCCGATAAAGAGTATTATGACCGTGTTGACTATGAAGAAAAAATTGGCATGGCAAAACTTGTTGAAAAAAAACAGACGTACTGAGTATCATAAACTTCATTATTTCACGGCATGTTCACCTAAGTGGATTGACTATAAAGATGCTGAATCACGTGAAGAATACAAGAAAAAGCACAACACCAAGTACGATATCATCTATTGGATAAATTACAGTGATAATGATTCAAACTACGGTTGGTATACTGTTGAAGAAATCCGCAAATGGCTTAAAGGCACAAAAAAATTAACTGAAATTCGTAAAGGAAAATAATATGATGACCGAAGAAGAAAAAGCCGAAATTGATGCATTCGATGAAATGATGCTCTATTTTTTAATTGATGCCCTTGGTGGCGTTATTTGGAGAATTAACCATGACGTATATTCACATGGTAGATATGAAATGACACCTGCAATTGAGGAAGACATGAAAGCCATGAGTGAAAAGCAGGTTTATTGTGTAAGTTTACTGACAAAATTCGGCATTGACCCTGAATCAGCCAAAGACCGTCCTAATGGTGATTATTGGAAATGGTTCGACCATTGGAATAACTGGAAGAAAAACATGGATGATGAAACATGGCATACTCTTGATATGAAAATGTCAAAAGGAGAAGACGTTACCATGTTCCTACCAAAACATAAATGGAATGAACAAGCAGAAGAATAATGACAAAAGGTGATGAAATATTTAGCATATTGTTTTGTACTATCGCATTCTTTTTGATTGTGAATTGCATAGAAATTGTCAAGCATAACATCAAACATAATAAAGAAATGAAACGTAAAAAAGAAGAAAATGACAGAAGAAATAATCGACCCGACCAAACAACCTGAACAGGAATTAGAATTACGAATGTACTTTTTTGTACCCTATAATATTTCAGAAATCGCTAAAAGCATACAAGCTGGTCATGGTGCACTACGCTTCGTATTGAAGTATGGTAGGCACGACCCGAATCACATGATATGGGATTTTATTGAAAGGCACGAAACATGGGTCGTACTCAATGGTGGTACGACTAATGATGAACTTGATTTCGATAATGTTCCACAAGGCTCGTTGAACCAGATAGGTGATGGGTTAAATGAAAATAACATTGAATTTGCATACTTCCGTGAACCAGATTTAAATAATTCTTTAACTGCACTATGTTTTATTGCAGACGAAAGAGTATTTAATAAAAAGGATTATCCTGACTTTAAGGACTTTTTATTTAACGTTAGTGTTATTGATGGTAGGTTCGATAATAACGCTGCATTCGAAGATATGCAGTTCGATATTGCGAATATGTCACATGAAATGCTAACAGAGAAATATGATTCTGATTATAAAAGTTGGGTTCGCCTTGTTGGTGGGATGAAAAATGTGTTTCTCCGTCAATTACTTAAAGATAAAAGATTAGCATAAGATGAACTTACGTAGACTATTCAACTGTCCGTCAAAATTTCAACAGGCACTTATTGCTGCTGATGTAGCAACCATATTGGCTAAATGCGATGATATTGCAACTTCTGAATATAAAGACCAAAAAGCAGCGAGAAATAGTCATGATAATGTATGTCCTAATTGTCATACTGGAAAAGAAAACATCGTCAATAAGATTGCGCAAGTACAGGGTTCTGGAAGCGTAGGTGGCACATTTCATTTAGGCTATGGAACTGTAAGTGGCAATATGTCAGTTGATACTGCCGAAGTAAACCATTGTAATGTCTGTGGCAACCAGTGGAAGAAATTTAATGTGGTTTACGTTAGTGAATCAGATATTTTAAAAGTGGCATTAAACTATCTTTCCTCAATTCTAAAAAATCCAGAAGAAAAAAACTATAGATGGAAAATTGAAGCCATAAAAGTTTTTGATGATTGCTATATTGAAACCATTCTACAACTTGATAAGGACAGTGCATATAAGAGTTTTATCAGGGAAAAGCTAAACCATAGAATATTGACTCCTTATTTCAAGTCAATTTACGACAAAACCCCAAGAAGCCTACAAACAATCTAATCTTTCTTAATTAAAAACAATGGAGAATTACAAGCTAATTGCAATCGCTGCTGTCAGTGTTGATGGCGCAATAGGTATTGACAACGAAATGCCTTGGCGTATACCCGAAGACTTTAAACACTTTAGAAACACTACAATGGGACATGTCCTTATCGTAGGCTACAATACGTATCTCTCACTTCCAGACAAAGCGTTTGAGGGTAGAACATACTTGGTATTGTGCGGTCATCATGACTTCGAAAACGCCAGACCTAACGTCTATAAATTCGATAATCTACTAAATGTACTGTTATTTATCGAATATAATCCAATATTATTTGTCGAAAAGAAAATATTTCTTGCAGGTGGAGCGATGTTATATGACTCAGCCTTAATGTATTGCGATGAAGCAATCATTACATGGGTAAATAAACTTTTGCCCGAAGCAAATAAAAGGTTTCCAGTTTCAGAATTAATCACTAACTTTGCACTCACATCACCTGAAACAGAAGAAGATGATTGGAGTGAAAGCAAGACAGGGATGTTCTATAAAATAAACAATTATAAAAGACTGTAATTATGGAAAAAGAATTAACAATTTTCGTTGCAGGACGATGTGGTATGGGTAAGTCGAATATGATGTTCTACTTACAGCAACTTTTAATTAAAGAAGGTTTTACTGTTGAACTGAATTTGGAAGGTGGTGATTTTACCAATGAAAATGATTTTCATAAAAGAATGAGAGTGAATTTGGATGAACGTCAGCGTTTACTGAAAGATATGACAAAAATAACTTTATGTGGAAAACAGTTGAAACGTGAAGCGTATCAGAACATCAATACCGAAGTTAAAGGTTAAACCAGTAGTTATACCAGAGAAGCCTAAAAAGATTACCACAATAGAAATTGAGTGTGAAATTGCTAAGTACTTTGGCGTAAGAACAAACATAATCGTTCCTAACATTTCCTACGGGTTATCTGGTATGCACGAGTGTGACATTTTCATAATTAAGAAGTCAGGCTTTGCTGTTGAAGTTGAAATAAAAATTTCAAAATCAGATTTGCTTGCTGACTTCAAGAAAGAACATAATCATATTGACAGGAAGAATAGAATTGTAGAATTTTATTACGCAATGCCATATGAATTGTACGAGAAAGTTAAAGACTTAATACCAGAGGGGGCAGGAATAATAACATGTGAATGGGAATATAGTCCTTACTACATGAAATGGAGTTTAGTGACACGTACACAACGTGCAGCCACGAGAATAAAAGGAGCAAGAGCATTAACAATAGAAGAACAGTTTAAAGTAGCCAAATTAGGGACTATGCGTATATTTGGATTGAAAGAAAAAATAATAAAATTAGGTCAGAAATCATAATTTCACTACATACCAGTCCTTGTATATGCCTTTGTTAATTTTTGTGTTTTTTCTGAATGTTTGACAGAAACTGCCTATTGGTAATTTAAGCTCTTTTAATTTAGTTTTTACATTACATTCAAATTCATACATTAAATCATTGTTATGATTAAATATTTTATATCTACTTGAATGATGTACACAATTTGCATGTGGTTGAATGCCTTTCTTTAATGCACTTAATTTTTTTCTGAAAGTTGTCGAGCGTTTGACACCAAGTTTAGATTTTCTAATTTTCTCTTTTGTTTCATTCGTTACATTAGCTCCTTCGCCACCATCAGTTAAATTCATACCGTGTTCAGTATTAAATGAATCATAAAGCCTAATGTAATATTTTTCTAAATCATTTAAATTTTCTGAATCGGAAATGTGAATTACTTCAAAAATATGTGCGTTCCAACCATACTTCATGATTGAATGATATATTTTAGGCTGTTGTTTACATTCACAATATTTGTATTTCGCAATTCTTCTTTCAATATTGACTGATTGTCCAATATAAATTTTACCACTTGGTGAAGTAATTTTATAAATTCCACATATTTTATTCATGTGCCGAGTTGTTTTTCATGTCTTTATTAATTAAGTCTAAGATGTATTGTGTTACTGTTGTAAAGTTTTTTCCTGCAACCTCACGCAAATATTCAATTTGTTCTGTGTGTACTCTGAGTGAATACATTTTTTTAAGTACTTTTTTCTCCATATTGACAATGTATTTACAATAAATACTTTGAAGTCTCGCAAAAGTGTATTATATTTGCAGCCTGAATGAAAATAATTGTAACCTTTTTAATGATTAATACGTATAAATAAACTAAAACGAAAACTATGAAAAAATTAATTACCTTATTTGTAACCATGTTTGCATTGTCAGCAATGCTCATGTCATGTTCGAAAGAACCAGTTGAACTCAAAACTGTAACAATTTCACTAAACTATGAACTAAATGTTAGGTCTGCGCCATTAAAATCTGCTGATGTAAATTATCTTGCATTTTATAATAAATATATTGTAACTCGTTTATTAACACCGTTTTCGTACAAGCTCCATTTTCAAGGAAGTAAAGGATTTTCTGGAAACATTAATGGAGCGTGGAAAAAAAATGATTTATTTACGTTGCCAATCGATACTTATATCGTAACTGGTACATCATTTCCAGTTAGAAATAAATCATATAATTTTGAAGATGATACTTATTCAGATACTACATATGTTAGTTTTAGCGACACAATATCAATCGATGCAAATACTACAAGTATCACATTAAAAGGTGAATATGATTGTTATTTAATGTTGATTGAAAACAACGACCTAAATTCATGTAGATTTAATTATTATCCTGACGTTCAGTCTCCAATGAAAAATACTGAAAATTTCTATCATGTGTATGTTCATTCTCTTGTAGCAGCACAATATGCGTATGTGGTAGCAATAAATAAGAGTGGATTCACATCAATAATTTATTTGGATACATTTCCTTGGAGTAAAGGGAAATACTATTATTTCACATCAATAGGTGGTTCGTATTCATTATCCCCTATGAGTAACTGATATGGAAAAGCCGAAGTTTAATAACGTTCCTAACGAACACATAATATTTCGCCACATTACTAATCAAGGTAGTCATAAAGTTGATGCTTGGATATCAAGGTCAGTGGCGGTGGTAGGTATTGTATTTATCTTAGTTGAAAATACCATGAAAGTTCTTATAGGTAAAAGGTCTAAAAACATGCTTGATGAAGCAGGTAAATATGGTATACCATGTGGCTACCTTGATTATCAAGAAACTGCTTTTGAAGCAATGACCAGAGAAGTCTATGAAGAAACGTCATTGTATCTTCCGATGTATAAAAACTATTTGCTTTACAACAATAATGAACAGCCTATTGTAATTCGTGATAATCCTGCCAATAATAGGCAGAACGTATCGTTGATATATCTTTCGGTATATGATATGAATAAAAGACCTGAATTATTTCCTGAATACATTCAATCTTTCAGCAATAAAGAAAGTGAAAAAGTAGAGTGGATGAAGATTACTGATTTTTACATGCGATATGAAAAGAAATACAAATGGGCATTCAATCACAATGAAACAATAAAAGAAGCAGTAAAGCATTTTAATAAAGGAATATTATGAGTAAGATAGTGGAATTGGATGATGACTTTTGGAATGAAATTGCTACTCCGAAGCGACCTGAATTGCCAACGGTAAACGTTACTGACAATCAGTTGTTGCTTCCGAATGGTAAGGTCATCACATTTAATACTGAGCAATCAACTGGTGTTGTTAAAATGAAAGCATGGTTGAAAAGCAGGGATAATACATTTACTCTTGCAGGTTATGCAGGTACTGGTAAATCTACAATAGTAAAGAAGATTCTCGATAACTATCGTTATGGTGTAGTAGTATCTGCGCCAACACACAAGGCAAAGAAAGTTGTTATGAACACAACTGGTAGGGATGGCAAGACATTACAGGCACTCCTTGGCTTAAGACCTGACGTAGACTTAGATAACTTTAATCCTAATGACCCTAAGTTTAACCCAATTGCTGTTGCACAAATAACTGATTATAACTTCGTTATCATTGATGAAGCATCAATGATAAATCTTGAACTTTATGATATGATACAGGCTAAGACTGATGGTAGTCGAACCAAAGTATTGTATATGGGGGACCCTGCTCAAATTCCACCTGTGGGCGAAAAGGAAAGCGTAGTCTTTAATCAAGACGTGACACAAAATTTTCATCAGCTTACTAAAATTGAAAGACAAAATGATACAAACCCTCTTGCTTTTATTTATGATGCATTACGAAACAATCTCAATCGCATTGACGGTGGCTTTAACAGAACTACTAACATAAATGAGTTAGGTGAGGGTGCAATTTTCACTGTTGACAAGCGTTTCTTCCGTGAAGCTATACTCGAAAAATTTTCCAGTGAAAATTTTAAGAAAGACACAGATTTTGCTAAAGTAATTGTCTGGAAAAACGATACAGTCATGATGTCAAATCAAGTTATTAGACAGGAATTGTTCGCTCATAGTAGTGATATTGTTGAGCTTGGTGATGTGTTGATGGGATATAGAACAATCAGCAATGAAACTATGACCTTAAACATTATCGAAAACTCTGCTGATTATCGTGTCATGGATAAACAACCATTAGAAGAAAATTCGTATGGAATTTCAGGCTATAACGTTAAATTAAGGGAAGAACTTGCACAAGGTCAGTTTAAATTTCAGGATGTTTTCATTATTGATGCCAATAATCACGACAACCTGCATTTATATGCACAAATGCACGACTTTTTCCGTGATATGGCTAAGTCAAATAAGAAAGCATGGAAGAAATACTATGAGTTCAGACGTTGTAATCTATTGATGAAGACCATTGACAAATACAAGAACGGCTTGTTTAGGAGTGGAGCAGATGTAATTGTTAAGGACTTAGACTATGGTTATGCAATTACTGGACATAAATCACAAGGTAGCACATACTCGCACGTGTTCGTCATGGAGAATGACATAAATCAGAATTGGGTGTTACGTGAGCGAAACCAGATAAAGTACGTGGCTATGACAAGACCAAGCCAAACAGCAACAGTATTAACAACAAAAATAGATTCATAATGAGAGACAAATTACATAGTCCAGAAAAGGCAAAACAACCCATGCTATTTGAGGGAATGGAAAGAAGGTATGGATTATCACCAACCGATATTGATGCCTTCGTAGAATATAGCGGTAGATTATTTATATATTTTGAAGGGAAAAGAAAAGGTGCTGATATGTTAAAAGGACAAAGGATGTCTTTTGAACACATATGTGAGTCATATTATAAACCAGATGTATTTCCAATTAAAGACAGAAAATATTTTGCATGGGCAATTGTTTTTGAACATGAAGTGCCTGATGAAGAGGGTGTTATGGTGAAAGACCAATATGTGAGAAAGGTCTATAGTAGTGTCAATCCTGATTGGGTGTCACCAGATTCTGATGAAGTCATACCGAAATTCAGTCTTGATTTAGATGGTAAAATAAATGTACTTGAAGCACAAAAACAAATAGAAGACTGGTGTCGTGAAAATAACATAGCAATTGACTAATCTTAATTAAATATGAAAAAGGGTGATAGAGTACTTGTTTGGAGTTTGCAATCATTTTCATTTGGCGGTTTCTTAAATGGTGAACCTGCATTTGTTCGACAAACAACAGATGGTGGTGATAGCGTAATACTCTGTGTTATTAGAAATTTCGGTGGGGAAAATGAAATTGATGAAAGCTATGAGGTTTATATTAAACAAGTTGAAATGGTGGACAAAGATAATTGGAACGCTGAAAAAAAATTGAAGAAATTCAGAAAACAAATAATGTCAAATAACGCAATATCTTAATTAAAATATTTGTGTAATACTTCATCGATATTTTGTGTATAATTTATTCTTAATAGCACAATGTTATTATTTATACAATAATTTGTTTTAATCTTATCATTAATTTGTTGTTTCTCCAAAGAATTTATTCCACCCCACATTTCAATTTTCTTGAAATGCTGTTGACCGTCATATTCAATACACAAATTATAATCAGGTAAATAAAAATCAAATGGTAATGGTTTAATGTTTTTACAATCATTAAATCTGTATTGTCTTATATGTGTAATGTTTTTACATGTCAAATAAGCTTCAATATGTTTTTCAGGTTTAGAATTGCGACAATTGGGGCATTCAGGACATCCTTTACCTAAAAGATGATTATAGGGTAATTGAATAAATGAACCATGTTTTAAACAAATAATTTCAATTGGAACTTTACTTCCCAAGTATTCTACCTTTGAATAATCATAAGTATTTTTATGAATAGATATTGCTTTTTTTATGAATGTTTCATTATTATCTCTTTGTTTGTTCGCATTATCAATTGTTGAGCACTTAATGCACTTACAACCATTAAGAAGTGAATCAGGTGTCATCCAGATATCACCATGCATTTGACAAACTATACAAACTTTTGTTTTGGCATTAATATATTTAACTTTACTGTAATCATATTCAGTTCCATGTAATGATTTAATTCTTTCAATGAAATCATTAGAAAATTTTTCAAATCGTTTAACATTTTTCATTGATTTAACTGAACATTTTTTACAATTCCTTCCATTTAAATGATGGTCTGGTCGTTGATGAAACGAACCATGTTCTGGACAAATAATTTCAACATTAGTGTCTGTATTTTCATAAATAACTTTAGAATAATCGTATTTAAAATTGTGAACAATGTTCGATTTTTCTATGAATCCTTCAATTGTCAATTTTTTCATTTTTCAAATCTTTTTCTATTAATATTTTCATTCTTTTATTCATTGAAAATCCGTGTTTATCACAAAATATTTTAAATTCGTCTTTGAGTGATTGTTTCATTCGGATTGACCAAATAATATCTTCATTTATTTTATCTTTCATAATGTATAACATTTATTATACATATAAATACTCTCAACTTTAGTAAATGATTGTTAAAATAAAAAATAATTAAGATAATTTGTAACCTTTTTTGTCTGAGTCTCGTATAAGAACTAAGAACTAATTGAAATATAATGAGTATTAATAGCGAAAAAACAGTCTTAGCTGCGTTAATATCTGATTTAAAGGAGATTAATCGCAGAGGTATTACTTTAACACATTCAGGAATGATTACCATGTTGGAAAATTCATTACATAATGAAAGACAACAAATAGAGGATGCATTTAATGAAGGGGTAAAATATGGAAACAGTGATTTGCAGACTTTCGACTATCCTGCATCATTTTATTATGGGTTCACATTTAAAAACGAATAGCAATGGCAAAAACAGCGACAATTAGATTGAATGACATTAAAGACTCAGACGGATGGTATGAGTTAGGTCATGACTTAGGAATGACTCCGAAGCAAATCAGCAAGACATTTGAATATGGTGAATATGGTTCTATTGAGATAGTTGTAGATGAAAAGCTGAATATCATTGGTGGAAAAATCATACCCTGTGGTAAATAATTCAGATTTTTTTGTAACCTTTTTTGCCTAACATACGTATATGAAGAAAAACGAGACAAACATGAAAGAAAATCACATAAATATGAAGAAAAACGAGACAAACATGAAACAAAATCACGTAAAAGCGATAAAGGAAAGACTTGATTGGAAATACATGGGAATAATAATGTTAGTATTCTTTGTTGCAATTGTCTGGACTTATTTTGCAAATCACACATTCCCTGACCATTGGTGGAATATTCCTATGTATACAGCATATGCTGCAATAGGCTTATTGCTTGGTGGACTCTCGGCATACTTTCAGGAACTTTCATTTAGAAAAAAACAATAACATCATGATTCTAATTTTAGCCAAAATGTTTACACTCATGCTCGGTCTTGTGTTGAGTGGAATGACACTTGATGAACTTATCACCAATGTGATAAAATCGTGTCAATTTCAAGACTCATTTTTTTATTTTCCAGTAGATAGATTTTTATTCGCAGTTTCTGCTTGGGTAGCTTTTTATGCACTTAACATCATAACGTTCTAATGAGCAAGAAAGAACAATATTTCATGTACGGTATTGTTGTACAACATAGTTGGTATAAAGACTGGCAGAGTCAAACTGGAAGAAGTTTAGAATCAGTTCTTGCCGAAGTTGATGAAAATGACGATGCAGGTGACATATCATGTTACTTTGATACTCGTGATGGAAAATTCATAATTATCGGTAAGAGATTTGAAACCATTAATGAGGGTAGTCCAATAGAAGTACCTGAACTAACGACAATGCAAAAATATTGTATTGAAAGTTCAGTTGCAATATATTTTAATCTTACTGGTGATTTTCACTACTACTTTATAATAAATTATTAATCATGAAAGATTTACTCAAAGAAGGTGATGTTATATTCCTGAAAAAAGGAATGGAAGTCTATGCAGACATTCCTGAAAAGTATGTCTATAGTAACAGACAGTTAAGCAATAAGCTAACAACTCACGATATGACTGTTGGGGAATATCATTCGAGTAATCCAGATATTACCAAAGAAAGGCAAAAAATAGCTAATGATATTATCGAATCTTTTGATACTCACTTGGGTGTAAAGCTAAAAAATGAAGATGCGTTAGATGTTCTGGAATTTGTGAAAAAACACATACCTGCTTGGAAAACAGATACATTCATACTCGATGAAGGTGAATTTGTTGTAACAAAAACATCATTTAGTGGCGGTGGAAGTGGAATGGGAGACCATGATGTATACCCAAGTGGACACCATGTTTATTGTCAAAGACTTAATCCCGATGGCACATTTAATGAAAATGGTACTAAGGTATCGTTCTATCAAAGTGGTTGCTTTACTGCTATGATATATCCAAAACAACTTGAAGTAATCCGTCAATTAAAGAAAAACTTTTCATAACTCTTGGAAGTAATAAAAATTAATAATACATTTGCATAAAATATAAAACTATGGGAATCTTAGACAAGTTTACAAGCAACATGAAAGACGAGAAAATCTACTCGCCAATTGAAGATAAACAAATCCGTGCGAATCTACAGGATTCGCCAATGTGGGCAAAGACTTACCACGAAACAGATTTGGCACTTGCAAAGAGCAAGCACCCTGTGCTGTTCGAATACGTGATTCGTTTTGACGGTTTGAAGCCGTTAATGGTAACAAAGGTAAGTAAAGTAGCATAGTGTGTTACTCTGGAATATGCATATGGGAGAAGCACAGTGGAGATTGTGGATTCCCATCTATTAAAGCGGTGAGAGACAAATATCCACTGCCCTTATGCGGATTTCCTGACAATGAACCTGAAAGTCAGGAATATGTGAATAAGATTGAAGACGTTAAACAAATACTAAAGGATGAAGCCTTACGGACAGCGTGATAAGCTAAAGATAAATCTCCCCGACAATCATCCTAAGAAGGGTTATGTCAACTGGTGGGAAGTCGAATGGAACGCAGTTAAAAGTAAAAAACACGCAAGACAATTCAGTAGAAAAATAATTAACTTTTTTTTGAAAAATCATGGGTAAATTCTTTAGAACAGACGAAGAACGCAATCTTTGGATAATACTTAATGCTGAACGCATTCGATATAAAAATGGAGTTATTTTGAATATCTATATGGAATTGGGGTCAATTACTGACCCACAGAGTCCAATGTTTCAATCAAACAATCAGTTATTGTATGATGAAAACGTTGGTGGCAACCTTAGATTTACGTTAGAAGAATTACTTCTTCCAGAGGAAGACTTATTTTATCTTGCTAAAAATCGAGACGAAAGAGTTTTGAACGAATTGTTCAACACAACCAAAAAGAATGATAATGAATTATTTGAAGAACATTAAAAATAATTTGTAATTTTTGTAACCTTTTTGAGACTTAATACGTATAAGAAAATCCTAACACTTAACAATTAAATAAACAAACATGAAGAAATCATTTAAATTTTTGCTCTTATTTGCAGTTGCAGCCGTTCTTTTCGCAGGTTGCGCACACGTACAACCAATCGAAGAATGTATCAAGAATAGTGAAGTGATTCACGGATTTTGGTTTGGACTTTGGAATGGTATAACAGCAGGTTTTGCTTTCATTGGTAAACTTTTTGACCGTGATATTGCAATCTATGCTACAAACAACAACGGTATCTGGTACGACCTTGGTTTTATTCTTGGTGTCGGTGGCTTGGGTAGTGGGGTGAGATTCACATTAAAATAAATTTTAAAAAATGCTTGCAGGATTAAAATAAAGTATTACCTTTGCAAACTGAAACTAAAAAATAACTGTAAATAACTTAAACTGAAAAAAATTATGAGAAAAAATTCGCTTACTTCGAACAAAGGTCTTAGCCTTTCACAAGCACAATCAGTATCTAACCTTTGCAACCAAAGGGCAAGAGAAATTGATGCCAAACTTGATGGTCTTAACAACTACAGCAAAGCTGTTCAGGTTGCTAATGGCAATAGTAATAACTACAAAGAGTATGTTACTGTCGCAGGTAAAGCGTTGCCAACTGATGTAGTTGCATTGCTTGCAGAAAAATCACGTCTTCATGCTTGTCAGGCATTCTTGATGGAAAACATCAAGCTTAAAGAACTTATGCTTCAAGATGCAAAAAGGATGACCGTAGATGTCTCAACAGTAGCAATGCCAGAACGCCCTGTTATGGTAACACCTGTTCAGCTTCAAGAAGTTAAGGAAGAATTTGGTTGGGAACAACTCTCAGCAGCAGAACTCAATGAATACATTGAGGCAGAAGCATATGCTGCACACATTGGGCAGTTTATACATAAAGGCGGTACTCTTGACCGTTTAAGGAACGAACTTCCTACCATTCCAGCAATTGAGTGGATGACCATTAAAGACGGTGAGAAATCACCTGTTGAAATCAGGGTTCATCACAAAGCAGAAAAGCTTATTGAAACTCACGAAGAACTCGCAGCACTTCACCGTAGCTACGAACAGCGTGTAAATTACTTCAAAGCGAAGGTGAAAAACCTTACCACAGAAGAAAATGCACGTATTGCAAAGCTTAATGCTGATGCTCAAAATGATGCTGAAAAGCAGAATAAAGAAAAGCAGAATGCATTCTCAACGGCTTACTTGGCAGCATCTGACGAAATCAGGACACTCCAAGCTGACTTCGAAAAAGAACGTCAGGCTAAAATCAAAGAAGTTGCAGTACTACGTATCGATGTAGATGCACGATTCCAAAATGTAATCGATATTTTCCTTAAGAAACTTTCTGATACTCAGGAGTAATTATATAAAAAAGGGTGTAAAGCAAACGAAGCACAAGCCGAGTTTGCTTTCCTTTATGTTCGGTGGTAAGTTCTTTTAACATAAAAACTAAAAAGAAAAATCTTCTATGATAAGAAAATTTAACCGCCTTCTCTCAAAATACCAATGTTTCTGTGGGGTTCATTTAAACGACCACATCGTAGAATAAGTTACTCCACCCCTGATAGGGGGAGATAATTAGCCTACAATTCGACTTGGATTTTGTCTTTGCCCTTGTAGAGAGAAGGGTCTTTGGCTTAGACGTTGATTTAGACTTTAGCTATATGACTTACCATCGGGCGACCTTTTTTATTTAAAAACTACATCATGACACCAGAAGAAATTGAAAACAGGCTTGATGAAATTGCTGTTGAAGCCGATATACTTGATAATGCCATTGAAGCAAAGGAAAAATTATGGGACTTTAATAAGCCATATCCTGAATATGAAGCATATCTTAAGCCAGAGCGCAAGCAATTGAATGCTCTTTACAGAGAAAGGCGAATGATAATGCCTTATGAACTGTCGGAAATCCCTGATTATGGTGATGTTATGACACTCAAATCATTTCTTTCCTGTGTAAAAGATGGTGGCTTTATTGACTATGATGGCTTCGGTCATTACATAAAAGATGGTCAGGAAACCAACATTGAAATTTACCCAAGTGATTATCATCACAACTCAATACGATACGAATTTGATAAAATAGTCTGGTATAATCGATAAAACTATGAACTTCGCAATAATTCCAAACGAACAAACACCAAAGGCAACCAGAATTTATCAGGGATTTCCTGATGACCTTAGAGAATTGGAAGCATTTCTTGAATTTGCTAAAACACAACACAATGCCGTTGGCTTGGCTGCAAATCAGGTTAGCCTTGACGGTGAGAGGTTTATGTTCAGGGCATTTGCATTGAGAAACCTGAACACTGGTGAATGGAGTCTTGTTCTTGACCCACATATTGAAAAATTTCTTGGAATTAAAGAAGAAAAATGCGAAGGTTGCTTAACATGGAAAGGTGCAATGGTTGTTGCTGAACGCTATCGTGCTGTTGTCGTAAGCTATTCAGATACATATGGTCTGTTTACTACACATGAAATACACAAAGGATTTGAAGCACAAATCTGGCAGCATGAAATCAATCACCTTAATGGCATTGAAGAAAGAGTCGTAAATCCTGATTATTACACACCACCAAAACCACTTGACATCGGTAGGAATGAAAAATGTCCTTGCGGGTCAGGCTTTAAATACAAAAACTGTTGCTTAATTGATGAATAATATGACACCAGACCAATTTGACGAATTTATTTGGGAAACCATACCATCGGCATTATTTCATGTTGACAAACGTGATGTTGATGATGATACAGGCGCATGTCTTGAAGAAGTAATTCTTGTCAGAGTAATTGCAGCCAACCTTGGATGCCTAAAATACCAACCATTACAATGGTTTCTTGACACATACATACCAAAAACTAAGTAGCTATGAGAAAATCATTAGAAGAACAGCAGGAGGAACAAGAATTTGAATCAAATGAGCAATGGGCAAAAGCACTTAATGATGCTCAAACAAGTGCTGAAATGGATGATGCATTTGATGTATATTTGCAACAGCAAATCGAAGAACAGATGGGTGTTGAAATCTTTGAGGCAGAACTGCGTACATGTGGAACACCACCACAGGACTTGTTCATTGAAAATACCAGTGTAAGTCCTTCAAGTGAAGAACAATTGTTTCATCAGATTCTTTCTGATGAACGTGATGCTAACTCTAAAATATAATAAAAATGAGTATAACAAGATTTATGAAAGATTCCATATCGTCAGTAGCAAACGTTGACCACCACAGGAATGTGGAAATATTTAAACTCTTACAAGAGATTAAGACCCCAACATTTCTTGATGAAAAGAAAATTGCCAAATGCGATATCAATGATTTTGTACTGATAATTGGTGACGAAGTATGGATTCAGGATAAGAACTTCGGTAAGTTCGGTCAATATATTCAGGCTATTTATAGTGCTGAGTTTGTCAGAATTAATCCTTTGTTATTCGAAAAACAATGAAAAACCCCAATCTTAAAACAAAAGTAGTTCATTCAGAAAGCAAGAATGCTTGGAATGTCGTTGGAACTGAATTGAGTACGAGATTTAAAGTGGCAAGGTGTCCTTACTATGTTGATGAAACAAATGGAGAATACTCTGCCAAAATAAATACCAGAGAAAAAGCAGAGGCATTGACATGTGCTGAATTTATCAGTTGGTGCTTTAATCATTCAGATATAATCATACATGAATTAATTGACAATGCCGAAGAATAAAAAATCTATAGGCTTACCAATCCAAAGAGTCAGTATTCCAAGGAGTACTGGCTTTGTTAAATTATATGACCTAAAGAGAGGCGAGAAGTTCTATGACATGGATGGTATAGCATGTGAGTTTCTTGATTGCAAATATGACCCCAATACTCCTGATTATATTAAGTATCGTGCAAGACAACTAAATTATATGGTAGCAGAAGACCGTTCTATTCATGGTCAAGGAGCAGCAGAACGTGAATATCTGCGTTGCAAAGGTAGGGACAGAAGCAGCTATATGGCAGGATTTACAGCAGCTATGAAACTCTGTACTGCTAACATGGGTATATTTGATTTAGAGAATGCAGGACTCGATAATCCTGTAACACAACATCTTACAATGATAAAGGAATATGAAAAGTGGAAGAAAAACTTAGGCTTGCTCTAAACACCGCAAAATTGCGGTTTTTTGTAACCTTTTTAACGCATCATACGTATAAGTAATTATGAAAGCAAAAACATCTAAAATTAAGTTTGGCTCAAAGGTTGAATACGTTGAGCCATTCGATGAACAAGTTGGTATAAAGTATTTGGTAATTACTGACCTAAGTGGTGATTGGTGTACTATTCAACCTACCACTGGAACTAAATCTTCATTCAGAGCAAACATACAAGACTTAAAACTTTCGAAATAATGAGCTACGTACTAAACAAAATAGTAAGAGACGGTAATGGTGTTGCTGACAAAGCTTATCCAATCGCAATTTCGGAAGATAAAAGCGAACTGACCCAATACTGCGAAAAAGTAATTTTGAAACCAGTTGGTGAACCTAAACCATTCACATGGGATGATTTCTATTTGATTGAACCAAGCAGCTTAATAATTCTTTAAATAAAAACATTATGTGTAAATATAACTTAGCGTGGATTGGGGCTTGCAAAGAACCCGAAGTTGAAAATGGTATGTGTGAAAAGCACAAAGACCTTAAATGCTGTAGCTGTGGAAAACCTGCTACACACGAATGTGCCGAAACAGGTCAATTTGTCTGTGGCGCAGAACTATGTGATGATTGTGAACACACTATTTATGACAACGGTACTAATGGTGGAATTGGATTCTGTCGTGATGGAAAACGTCCAGAAGGACTTAAAGAACACTGCAAGAAATCTGAGCAGGTCTACAAACCTTGGTATGTTAGTGAAACAGAAAAGATTGATGAAAAGAGAGCATCAGAAGAAGCAATGAGAGAATTGAAGCCAGTTGTTGACCTTAGTGGATATCTACCAAACATTGGTAAACGTGTTAGGAAACACAAATCCAACAAGCCATTCAAGTCAACCTTTTGGATTAATACTGTTAAAGGCGTTATTGTTCATCCAATCATCAACAAACCTGCCTATACGTTTGAAGAAGACGATACTTATGTTGAATGTGGTAGGTGCGAAGTTGTCCCTGACAATCAAGAACTTAGTGATAAAATTGCTGCTATTCAGAAATTACGTGACGAACAACAGGAACAGATGGATTCAGACTTAAAGGGATTGACTACTGTTGAACGTATTCAACTTGCGATTCCAATTGTTAAAGTTGATGGAGTACTCAAAGGATTTGATATTGCATTAAAAATCTTAAAAGAACAATACTAATTTTAAACGCTATGATGAAGCAAATGTTACGTGGATATGCGAATCTTTTATCGCCACTTATTTTAACTATGGCTGAACAACAGGCGCATAATGAAGAATGGAAGAAAAAGATACTGCATGAATATTATTACGAAACAAGAAATCTTCCTCGCAAGATGAAGAAACTTAGAAGGAAACAATTAAATGTTAATTGGCAAATTGCTAATTGGAAATCCGAACCAGAATATGACTTCGGTGGTATTTTTAAAACTTTGTGGGGAATATAATATGGCAACAAATAAAAACGGTCAGTTCGCATATAGTATTGAGTATGCAAAGCATTTGCGCAATTGGGGCAAGAGATTGTTCTGGAAGAAAGAACGTGCAATGTCAAAAGAAAACATAAACGAAATTAGAAAAGACATAAAAGAATGAACGAACAACTCAAAATCGAAGTACTGGTCAACATTGATTATGTTGAAGGTCAAAGGCAGAATGCAATTGATGCTGCTTTGGACTGCGTGCTTGCATCAGCAATAAATGGCTCAACATACAGTATTGAACCAATCGAGTCAAAAGTGGTTGAAACTTCCCCTAAAAAGTTTGTTGATGATTGTAAATTTTATGATTTGGCACAAGGCAGACATAAATGCACGTTTCACGGCTTTCATGCTGCAACTTGTCATGGTGTTTGTAAAGACTTCAAACGCATAAAGTTATGAATATATTTATTGGAACAAGTTTCGGATTCATCAAAGGTGTGATATTCGATAGAGAGTGTGGAAATATTATTGAGTACACTCCACATCTTCGCTATGCAGCGACATTTAAAGCAGGTGGTGCAAGAGCATTCATGTCGAAGTACGATATTGTAGGCTTCCTTTATAATCCATATGCACAAGAACCTGTACGTGATATGTATGAGGTTAAGAAAGATGGATTCAGTTGGGATGATGAAAGCAAGGATTCCATTAAAGAATGGAAAGTTAGGAAAGCAATCATGATAAATGAGAGTGATGTTAATTGGCTGAACTCCAAGAAGCTCGAAGGTCGTGATTTAATGTCGTTTGAAGAAGCACAGCAGAAAGCAATTGACTTGAATCTTGCGATGCTTAATGAAGTCCAATTGAAGCTCAATAAGTTAATGACTGATAAATCAGAGGTATAATGTATACTACTCCCAACGGAATGCCTAAAACTGGTAAATACATAAAAGACCCTGATGAAACCAATCCCAATGAACTAATACCATATTCAGTTCTCAGAGAATTAATATTTTCAGGTGTTAGATTTTACTACGAAAGCTATAACCACAAAGAAGCAGTAGAAGAACTTAAGACCAATGACCCTAAAAATTATACACAATATAAGTTTATGGGTGTGCCTCAAGCAATAAAAGCAAATCATATTGTCTGGCGTATTGGTAAGTTAAGAACAATTGCATTCTCTCCTGATGGTCGTATGTGTAAATTTCAAATTGGAAACAAGTACTACAAGACCTATCACACATGGGATTTTGGTGGTAGAGTTAAACCAATGATATCTAAATCAGAAGATGTTAATAACCTTATTGGTCAGGGACTTGCAGTCGAAGAAACATTTTAAACTATGGAAATTAAATACGGAAGTTCAGAATACTTTTTACTATTAGACTTTAGAGACAAGCTGAGATATAAAAACTATGACAGACTTGACTTGGAATATCTCGATAGGCTAAGAGGCGAAATTGATAGCAACATTGCTAAAATAAATTACAAAGAAACTAAACGAATTGAAGAAATAAAGGATAATGGTAGAGAAGCAAGAGAAAATAGTGTGTGCAGCGATTCACAAATCTAATGAAGTTGATATGGGTGGTCATCCACTGATTTATTGTGGTTTACGCCATGCCTACATATTGTGGCAGGGCAAACATGTATCGAGAAATCCAGTACATCAGGGGTTTCTAACTACAACTGGTAGATGGGTTGGCAGGGAAGAAGCACTGGAAATAGCATTAAATGCTAATCAAGTATTAGATGTCACTCAAATTAGGGGTGATAGGTTGTTCAGCGAAGACTTGTACTAATTACAACACATATGAAACCAAAGGAATATATATTATCTATATACGAAGATGCAGTAGTCATTCAAATAGACAATTACTTCTACGTTGATTTATATGGTGATGGATATGGATATACTCTTTCAGAATCTGAAAAAGGTGGAGCTACTTGGGCGAGAGCAATGAAGCACATCATGATTGAGGAAAAAAGAAAGAAAGAAGCTAAAAAAGCACAATACTTATGTCCTGTCTGTCATCGTAGTGATTGGTTAGTTAAGTTTGCATACAATAATGGTTTAGCTTACAAGTGCAAACGTTGTGACCGTTTTTTTAGAATATACTAACGTTACAAGTATTTATACGAAAGCACAAACATGGATATCAAGAACATAGTTACTGACGAAGCACAGTCATTCTTAAATGAAAATACTTACAAGGTTTATCATGGTACAAATCAGAAATTCAGTAGGTTTAATCCCAAGCTAACAGCACAAGGTATAATCTGGTTCACTGATAGTATTGATAGTATTAAAACTGGTGAGCATGGTGGTGCAGGTAATCAGATTATTATGACCAGATACATAACTATTAACAATCCTGCGGGTTGGGATGAATATCAAAAATATGGATTAGGTCAACTCCAAGGTATGGGTTATGATGGTGTTATATTGCCAGACGGTGATGTAACGAATTATTTTGTATTCTCAAACAAAAGTATAAGTGCAAAACAACCACAAGATGAAATTGTGGAACTCTATGAATTTGATGCGTTTGATGATACTGTTAATTTAGACCCTTCTGAACCAACACCACTACCACAATTTGGTGATAGACTATGGAGTATAAGCGAAGACACTGGCGATAAGATTATGATGGCTAATGTAAATCTAAGTGATGCAAGAAAGCTAATTGATTGGTGGAATGCCAATACATCATATTATCACTTCAAGAAAGAAGGATATAATGGTATGTTTAATGTAATACGTCAGTTGCCAGATAAACAATAATCCTTGCACGTCTGAATTATTTTACGCAGATTTGTAACCTTTTCCACACAAGATACGTATAAGCAGGTATGATAGACAAAACAAATTTCTTAGAACCGACACCCGAATATGCACAGCAGTTCGAGGGTATGTCAGCAGACCAAATCAAAGATTGGTTTAATCTTGATTTAATCTTCATGTCTAATCACTACGCAAAAGACATTGCAGAACACATTGAAGGGTTTTATGATTACTTTAACCATGTATGGGTTAATGAATATAAAATTGGACTTACAATGGAAGAA